ACGATCCGCGCATCGACCAGGCGCACATGAGCGAAAGCCCGCCTAGCACTTAGGATGGCCTGATCTAGCAGTGAAATTTCAGAAAGGCCAGAGTGGAAATCCTGCCGGCCGTCCCAAGAGCGAACCCACGATTACCCCGTGGCTTAAACGCCTGCTGCTCGAAAAACACGACGGCAAAACACGAGCCGAACATGTGGCATCACGGCTCATTCAGATGGCCCAGGACGGCGACGTGAAGGCCATCGCCGTCGTGCTCGAGCGCATCGACGGCAAGGTGCCCGATCAGGTCGATCTGACCTCCGACGGCCAGGCGTTCAGTTTCACCATTCAGCGCGCCCATGCCGACGATTGAGCGCACTGCCGCCTACACACGGCCCTGGATGGCCGACTATCAGTTGGACGCGGTGTTCGCGCCTGAACGCTACGCCATCGTGGCCGCCAGCACGAAGTCCGGCAAGACCGTGGCCTGCCTGGTGTGGTTGCTCGAGCAAGCCATGCAAGGCGCACGCGGCCAAAATTTCTGGTGGATCGCTCCGGTGTATTCCCAGGCCGCGGTCGCCTACGAACGCATGAAGTACGGCATTCCCAGAGGTCTCTACAAGCCGCGTGAGACAGACCTGACGCTCACCCTGGCCAATGGCGCGGTGCTGTGGTTCAAGAGCGCGGAGAAGCCAGACAACCTGTACGGCGAGGATGTCTACGCCGCGGTGATCGACGAGGCCACACGGTGCCGAGAAGAGGCCTGGTACGCGGTCCGGTCCACGCTCACCGCGACCCGTGGGCCGGTCCGCATCATCGGCAACGTGAAGGGCCGCCGAAACTGGGCGTACCAGCTCGGCGTCCGCGCCGAGGCGGGGGAACCCGGCATGCACTGGGCCAAGATCACCGCGTACGACGCGGTGCAGGCCGGTGTGCTTGCCCAGACCGAGATCGACGACGCCAGGAGCAAACTGCCCGAGGCGGTCTTCCGCGAGCTGTACGAGGCGGAACCGTCCGATGACGAGGGCAATCCGTTCGGCATCAACGCTATCCGCGCGTGCCTCGAGCCGATGCACGCGGAGTGCAAGCCCGCGGTGTGGGGCTGGGACCTGGCCCGTGCGAACGACTGGACCTGGGGCATAGCCCTGTGCGACCACGGCAGCGTGTGCCGCTCGGAGCGCTGGAACCAAACCGCGTACCCGAGCCTCGACCCGGAGTCCGACGCATCCGAATCCACCTCGCATCCGCAATTCTGGGAGGTCACCCTGCGCCGTATCCGCGACCTGGTTGGCCGCGCGCCGGCCGCGGTCGACTCCACCGGACCTGGGGGGCCGATCGACCAGGCGCTGAACGCGGAGCACCGCAACGTCGAGGGCTATGTGTTCAACCAGCGCTCCAAACAGTTGTTGATGGAGGGCCTGGCCATCGCGATTCAGGAGCACACGATCGGCTTTCCGGAGGGCATCCTGCAACTGGAGCTCGAGGCGTTCGAGTACGCCTACACACGAACTGGAGTCCACTATGCGGCACCGGAGGGAATGCACGACGACGGCGTGTGCGCCCTGGCATTGGCGGTCTACAAGTTCGGCAAGCTCGGGCAAACGCGCATGCTCGAGGTGCTGTTTACGCAATCGGCCAACGTGCGGCACCACGGCGCGCTGGTCGGCGGCAAGTTTTCCCAGGGCGGCCCGAGGAATCCACTCGAGCCGTGAGCCCGGCGTGAAACCTTGACCGTGAAACGTACACTGAGCGTATGCCGACTGCATCTCCACGTGATCTCGCCGGCGAGGCTGCCGTCCTCGCCGCCCAACTCGAGGAATCTGACAGCGCCACCATCTACACCGAGGTTCCCGGTCTCGACGAGGCCGGCGCCAAGGCCCTGCTCGGTGGTGATCCACCGCTGCACGTCGAGTTCGACCAGGTCCGCCAGTTGTGGGCCGTACGCCTGGCCACGCCCGAGGAGGTTGCCGAAGCGCAGGCCGCCGCTACCGCCGCCGTGGCGACCCGAACGCAGGAGCACGAGGCCACCAGGGGCAGCGCTCAGGAGCACGAGAGCAAAGACACCGCGCGTCACTGATGCGTGAAGGCGACGTCCCAACCAGCGGCCAACTCGCCACCATGTGGTGGAGTAAGTACAACGAGTGGCAGACGTCGCGTCTTCGCGTCCGCGATTGTCGAGACTGGCTGAATAATCGCTGGGACCCCGTCGTCCCGAAGGACTTCGCCCAGGTCGCTGGGAACCTCGCGATAAAACTGCCGTACGCCATCACCGTGCCCCTGCATGCGGTGCAGATGCTGTCAGGCAAACGCCCGCGCTTGCGCCGCGACCCGATGGGCAAGAGCGTCAGTTCCCGCACCAACGCATCGGACCTCGAGGTCTGGGCCAACGCCTGCATCCAGGCCGTCGAAGAGCAGCACGGGAAATTCTGGCGCCCCTTGATGGACATGCTCTTCAACCAGGGCTGCGGCGCGGTGTTGTGCTTCCCCGCCGCAGCCGGCTGGGAAAACATGCCCTCGTTCGTGGACGACGACGGCGGCGTGTACCCGCAATTCAAGCGCCCGACGATCAAACAGTCCGCCTCTGAGTACGAGGAGTTTCTGCTCGACTGGCGCGCCAGACAGGTGCCGATGAGCATCCGCGTCATCGGCATCGACCAGTGCCTACCCATGCTCGGACCAGGCCACCGCCTCGACGGATTGCTGGTGCGCTCGCAGTACGCTCAGGAAGAGCTCGAGGCGCGCGGCTACCGCTGGCGGTTCGGGGACACGGGCCACATCGGACCGGGCTATGACCCCGATTACATGAGCCAGTCGCGCGGCAGCTATCCGAAGTTCACGCTGTACGAACTGTGGCGCCCGGGTAGCGTGGTCTATTACATCGGCCAGGGCGTGACCGCGCCGGCCACGGACGGCAGCAACATCACGCTGGCCCACCGCGTGAATGCGGGCGGCGAGACCAGCCTGGCGGCGGTGGATCTGGCCAAAGACTTCGGCATCACGCGGCTGTGCGGCACCTGGGTGTGGGGCTGCAATTTTGCCAGTGAAACGGACCCCGACCGCCGCGGCGTCCCGTTCCTGTGGCCCTTTTTGAGCGTCTTCCAGGGCATGAACAACCTGGCCACCGCGAAGCTGGCCCACGCCTGGCAGCACGCGTTCGGCGGCTGGTTCATCCCCGCTAATGCCGACGTCAGCCCCGACCTGGTGCTCGAGAATGGCCGCCCGCGCGAGATCGACATCCAGCCCATGAAAGCCCAGTACGTGGCCGGTACCCCGGTGCCTGCGACGCATCCTGGCACGAACAAAGACGTCGACGAGCTGATGGGCCTGATGCTGGGCAGCGTGCACGAGGAGGCGCCCTCAGCGGCAGCCGGTGGTGGTCCGGGGGCGACGAGCGGCCACGACCGCGCGCTGATCCGGTCGATGCTGCAGGACGCCTATGACGACGTGCTCAACGGTGGGCTCGAGGCGATGACGTTCGTCGGCAGTATGGCCACCGAGATCGCCGATCGCATCGTCGAGCACTATGACGTGACGGTGCCGGTGTACTGCAGCGTGCAGCCCAAGGGCATGCGCCAATCCGTGCGTAAAGCCCAGGAACTGACCCGCGACATGACGCAAGGGGTGTACGACTTTTACGCCGAATACCCGCCAGAGGAAGGCGAGAATCTCCCCTACGCCCAGATGCTGATGCAGTGGTCGCTCGAGGGCCGCATCCCGCTGCGCCAGGCCCTTGAAAAAGGCCTGGGCGACGAGAGTCCCGACCAGACGATGATCGAGATCCAGACCGAGAAACTGCTCTTCAACACGCCGCAGGGTCAGCAGTATCTCTTCCAACTCGTCGCCAAGAAACTGGACGACGAAAAGATGGCGCAATTGTTCGCAGCCGTGCAGTCGGGTCAGGCGATGCCCGACGGCACGCCCACCGCGGCGTTGCCAGGTGGTGGGCTGCCGGGCCAGACCGGCCAACTGCAAGGGACCGCGCCGCCACAGCCGGTAAACTCAGCGGTGGGCGGGATCATGGCGGGAGCCATTGGCGCTGGGCCGATGCGTCAGGACGTGCTCGCTTCCCAGCAAGCGGGCGCCATAGTCGGACCGGGGGCCGCAGCCCCTCCGGGTGGATAGGCGCATGGCAGGCAAGATGCCCAATATCGGCAGCAACTCGAGCGGCACGAGCAATCCGAGCCCCAGTCCTGGTCGCATCGCCAGTCGCGGCGGTCAGTCGCTTGGAGTCCAGGACAATGCCAACGTGGCCAACTTCCCAGAAGACCCCGAGGTCTTCAACGCCTCCCCCGCCACGAAGAAGAGTTACTCGTGGAACAAGGGCGAGACGGGCAACGCGACGTAGGCTGATGCCAGGCAACTGGATTAAAGGAGCGATCAAAAAGCCAGGCGCTCTGCGTGCGCAGCTCGGCGTCTCGGGCGAGGCGCCCATTCCGGCGAAGAAACTCAACGCTGCGGCGAGCAAGCCCGGCAAACTCGGCGCTCGAGCCAGACTGGCGCAAACGCTCAAAAAGATGCACTGACGGAGGACCTGATGGCCAAAGCACCGAAGATGCCCAGGGTGAAGATGCCGCCGATGCCGAAGGGGCCGAAAGCGCCGGCGATGGGGATGGGTGCAACGCCCAACCTGGGCGCTCGAGCGATGCGCACCCCGAAGGGGTTTTCTCGGGGGAACATCAAGCCATGACTCGCGCCAAAGCCGAGAGCGACAATCGGAACGGTCAGGGCCCGTCAGCGTATCCCGAACTGGACAAAATGGCGCGCCTCAACGCGCAGTTACTGCCGCCCCAGGTCGGCGTGCTCGAGTGCGATCGCCACAGTTATCCGTGCGCACCCCAGCGTTTGCACAAGGGCTCGAGCACGCCGACCGGCGGCAACGGCGGCGGTCACCTGCACTCGTACTGATCGATGTCCGCTAGCACCCGTCGGCGGCGCGGTCGACTGCACCAGTCTCCCTACGCCTACTTTCTGGTCGTGCTGTCTGGCATCGTCGTCGCCGATGTCGGCTACTGCTGCGACGATCATCTCAAGCCACCAGGCGGCTACGTTCGGTGAGCGGCCGGAGCTCGCAGGATGTGCTGCAGCAGACGGTCAACGGGTTTGCCGCCCGGGTGAGCGAGTACGCCGATGGCATCGCGGGGCGTCTGGGGCAACCGCTCAGCGGCACCCAGTTGAGCAAGGATGACGCCGTGCAGCGCTGGAATTTCTCGCCGCTCGGCTCGACGCAAGCGGCCGACGCCGCCTATCACCAGATGGTCGCCCAGGGCACGCCGCCGGGCCAGGCCCTCGACAAGGTGTACCCGATGCGCAGCATGCTGTACCGCGGCGCCGACACCCAGGACGCGATCAGCAACGCGCGCCAGATCGCGGGCTGGGCAGCCGATGCCACGGGCCAGCCAGCGCCCCAGGAGCCGAAGAGCTCGACGTTGCCGCTGTTGATGGCGCAGCAGCCGCCAGTACAAGGCGCGCCTTCGCCGATGCCTGGCCCAGGTCCTGGTGGGCTGCCCCAACCCTCTCCGGGGCCGATGCCAGGGCCTGGGATGGCGATGCCCGCGATGCAGCCACCGGTGGTCCCGACACTCGGCAATCTGCCGCCGATGGGCGGCTCAAACGTGCCGCTGTCTGTGCCGATGCCGCAACCCGCTGGAGTGACCTGACGTGCCGATAACTGCGCGACCCGATCCCAACAATCCCGGCAAGTTCATCTGGGTCGATTCGGCGACGGGTCAGCCAGCCACGCAACCTGGCGGCGCCAACACGCCGTATGTCGCGCCCAGCGACCAGCCCGCGCAGGCACCCGTCACCAACGTGAACATCGACCCCAACGCTAGCAAAGCGGCCACGTCCACCACGGGTCCAGCCGCGGGCCCGGCTGCGCCAGGGTCGCCGAGCATGGGTGGCTACACCGTCTCGCAGGTCATCGGCGAGTCCGATGCCGAGCTGCTGAAAGCCAACACCGACGTCGCCAAGCTGTGGGATCAGATCAACGCCCAGAAAGTTCTCGTCGATCAGGCACAGAACGATCCCGCCACCATCGCCAACCCGGCGAAACTGACCGCCGCCACCAGCACCCTGAACGCGCTGTACTCGACTCTCAGCCAGGGCTTGCAGCGCGTCGAGACGGCCAACGCGTCGCGCAGCAAAACGCTCAACGACGCGATCCACGATGGGACCGTTGATCCAGGCCAGGTCCAGGTCGCGCAGTCCACCGCGGCGAAGGCCGACGCGGACGCTGGGCTGGCCAGGACGCAGGCGAAAGTCCTCGACGAGGGCTCAGACGGCCAGAAAGCGCTGGTTGCGGCCCAGGCAACGTCGGCCAGTGCCCAGGCGGCCTCGCTGCTGGCGACGGCCGCGGCAACCACGGCCAAGACGCCGGCGGAGATTGCCCAGCTCAACGCTCAGGCCAAGGCCCTGAACGCACAGGCCGACCAGACCAACGCGCTGCTGCCGGGTCTGATCGACAAGCAAAAAGCCGAGACCGGGCTGACCAACGCCCAGACCAGCCTCACCGGCTCGCAGTCACAGCTCGCCCAGGCCCAGGCCACGCAGGCGACGGCCAACGCGGGGCTGACAGACGCCCAGACGGCCCAGACGAAGGCACAGACCTCGACGCTGCTGCCGGCTCAGGTGGGGCTCGCGGGCGCCCAGGCGGGGCTGGCTGGGGCGCAGACGGCCCAGGCGCAGGCGGGCATTGAGAAAGACAAGCTGGGTCCGCTGTACGGGCTGCAGGACCAGATCAAGGCGATCCAGACGATTCAGCAGCAGGTGTTCGGTCCAGGTGGCTCGGGCGATCCCAACGAGGCCAACGACCTACTGAAACAGTTCACGACGGCGACGCTGTCGGGCACCACGCCGTACGCGGCCAACGTTGCCGCGGCCAACGCCGGGCTGACCGCGTTCGGCACCCAGGCGTCATTGACGAATGCAGCCCAGGCAGCCGCGGCCTCGAGGGCGAACCAGTACACCGGGACGGCCGGCAGTGTGCTCGGCTCACTGCTGGGGGTGATGAAGGACGCGCCGGCGGGCTCACAGGCCCTCGGTCCCGCGTTCGCCGACGCGATGGGCCAGATTGCGCAGGGCACCCAGGCGCCTCAGTTTGCCGCGCCCCAGATGCCTCAGGCGCCCGCGTTGCCGGCGCTGCTGCAGAAGCTGGCGCCACCTGCCGCACCTACCGGCCCAGCACCCGCACCACCCATGCTCAGACCACCCGCCCCGGCGGCGGCGCCGACGACCGCACCGACGACCAGCGCGCCCGTGACGATCAACATTGGCGGCCAGGGCCAGTCGTCAGGTGCGCCGCCATCGTCACCGCAGCAATTCCCCGGTCTCGCCCAGGGCTCGAGCGCTCAGGGCACGGCGCTCTCGGCTGGCCCAGGCTTGCCGATGCCGAGCGTGCTTCAGAACTACGCACCGCCGACCACGGATTATGTCCACCAGTTGTGGGGCAATGAGCTCGGCTCAGGCGCGGTGAAGTCACCGTATGCCGCGATCGGGCAGGGGGTTAGTTGATGCCAACGTATGCGCTGCCGGATCCGTCAGGAAGCGGGACGATCTATGCCAGCGGCAACTCGCTGCAGGAAGCCGAGCAGACCGCGGCCAGCGCGCGGGGCATGTCGTCGTGGACGGGTGGCAGCTTCGGTGGCGACAGCTCCTCAAGCGGCGGCACGGCACCGAATCCAGGCCCGACGACGATCAATCCTCAGGGCCTGGTCAACCCCAACCTGGGCGGTCTGAACGCGCTGGGTGCGCAGGTTTCGGGCGTTACCCAGCAGCAGCTCGCTCAGCAAAAAGCCGAGTTCGACGCGCAACTGCAGTTTGCGCAGCAGCAGATGCAGCAACTGGGCATTCCTCAGTTGCAGATCAACCAGCAACTCGCCCAACTGCAGCAGCAGCAGTTCCAGAGCCAGCTCGCCCTCGCCCAGCAGGCGCAGCAATACAGCCAGGCCGCCACGACCGCGGGTCTGACGGGGTATTTCAACCCGCCGTCGGCTGTCCCCAGCGTCGCCCAGTGGACGAACCCAACCGGCGGCGGCACGACGGGCGGTGCTGGCGGCGCGACTGGCGGCGGCGCGGCGGCGGCAAATCCCCAGGATCAGTACGTTCAGGCCAGGACGCAGCAACTCATGAGCGTGGCCGGGATGGGCCAGGCGCAGGCGCAACAGACCGCGCAGTCCGAGTGGGGCCAGGGCTTCGCCCAGTCCGGCAATGTGGCCTACGGGATGCCCACGGGCTTCTCGATGGGCACCCAGCCGGCCGCCGGCGCGGCCGGTGGTGGTGCCACTGGGAATCCGCAGGACCAGTACCTGCAGGCGCGCATCCAGCAACTCATGAGTGTCGCGGGCATGCCCCAGGGCCAGGCTCAGCAGACGGCACAATCGGAGTGGAGCCAGGGGTTTGCCCAGAGTGGCAACGTCGCGTACGGCCTGCCCTCCGGCTACGGTACTGCCAGTCCCGGCGCCGCACCGGGCGCCTCAGACGGCACCCAGACGCCGGCAGGTGGTGGTGGCGGGGCTGGGCAGCAGACCCTCGCGGGTGCGCTCCAGCAAGCGCAACTCAGTGGCCAGTACCAGGGCGCACCGACCGAGGCCGCCAGTGAGTTCGCCCGTCAACTCGCCCAGGCGCAGCAACAGTTCGCCGCGCAACAGGCCCAGCAGCAGGCGCAATTCGAGCAGTCGTTCGGCTTACAGCAGGGCCAGCTCGGGCAGCAGTACCTGAGTACCGCGGCTCAGCTCCAGGGTCCGCAGAACACGTTCCAGCTCTCGAATTATCTCCGCGGCGCGCAGGGTAATCAGGCCGTGCCGACGTATCTGCAGTCGCTGGCCAACAACGTCGGCATGCCGTCCTTCCAGGGAACGGGCAGCACGCCGCCGAATACGCAGACGGCCGCGGGTCTCGCCGGTCAGTTGGGCGGCACGACGTCGGCGACGCCAGGCTGGGACTACAACCAGACGCTGGGCGCCATCCAGGGCATCATGGGCCAGGGCGCCCAGAGCCTCGGACCCGGTGCACTCGAGCGGCTGAGTCCGGACGAGCTCCAGGCGCTCGGCTCGGGCATCGGCGCCGCGGGCGGGTCATTGCCGTCGTTCCTGCAGCAGTACCAGCAGAGTCGCATCGGCCAGCAGGCCCCGACCCAGACCGCCCTGGCGTAGCGTATGCCGAGCGGTATCTGGCTCGACGACGCGACCTACCTGCAAACGGCAGGGCAGTTGTGGGCGCAGCAGCAGACCCAGAACGTCCACGCCGGGGTGAACTGGGCCCAGCAGGCGATGCAGGACACGGTTGGCCGCTTGCAGCAGATGGTGCCCCAGATCCCGACCACGCCCGCGCCAGCGCCGGCTGCACCTACCCCGGTCGCCCCGCCGCCCGTCGAAGCACCGCCACCGCCGATGCCCGCACCAGCGCCACCCGTGCCGATCGGGGGCCTGACGCCCGCAGCCGGTGCGCTGCCGGCACCCAGCGACCTGACCGGCGCGGGGATCACGCCACCACCGCCGGCGCCCACGCCACCGCCGGCTCCAATGCCGGTGCCCGCGCCCGCGCCGTCGACCCCCGATGTAGGCCAGAATTGGGCGCAGCAGCAGATCCAGAATCTGCTCAATCCGTCCACCGCTGGCCAGCAGACGCCGTCGCCGACTCCAGCCGCAGCAGCGCCTATTCCTGGCTTGCCCGCGGCTCAGCCCTCGTCTGACGCCACCTCAGCGCCGGCACCCGTATCAGGTGGTGTCTTCGCGCCGGACCAGACGGCCTCTGACCGTGTGCGTGGTCAGTCAGACGTGATTGCCCGCGCCAGCGCGAGCACGGGCACGCCTGCACCCGTTATTGCCGCGATCATGGACACCGAGGCAGGCGGTCCGACCTCGCGCAGTTCGCAGGGTGCCAACGGATTCATGCAGGTGCTGGACCAGCACTTCAAGCCGGGCGAGAACCCGTTCGATCCGACCACGAACATCACGCGCGGCGCCGAGATCCTCGCCGACAACTACAAGCGCTACGGCAGTTGGGACAAGGCCGCCGCGGCGTATTTCGGCTCGATCGACGCCCAGGGCAACATCACCAACGCCAGCGATGCGAACGGCACCACCGGCAACAGCTACGTCAATCGCTTCCTGTCCAATCTGCAGCACTACGGTGGGGATGCCGCGGGTGCGGTCAAAGATGTCGCGCAGAGCGGACTGAGCGCGGTCAATACCGCCGTACAGGGCGTCCAGTCAGCGGTCGCGCGTACTTCCCAGTTCGGTCTGGGTCTGAGCTCGGGCGACGCGATGGCGTTCTGCGGGCCGACCGCGGCGATCGCCTTCGCCCAGTCCTTTGGCCGCAATCCGACCGTTCAGGAAGCCAAGCAACTCGCCCAGCAGGTTGGCTGGAATCCTGACCAGGGCATGGCCGGGCCGCAGTCCGAAGTCCAGCTGCTCAAGACGATGGGCGTGGATGCGCACATGACCGCGGGCGTGGACTGGGCCCAGGTCGGCCGCGACGCGTCCGGTGGCAACCCGGTCATTCTCGACACGCCTGGGCATTACTACTACGTCGACGGCTACAACCAGCAGACCGGCCAGTTGCATGTCGGCACGTCGGGCACCGACCTGAAGGGTGGCTCGGAGTGGATGACGCCCGATCAGATCAACGCGATGCCGCAATCGCACGGCGGAGCTCGAGCGGCCATCTTCGCCGACCACCCACTGGCTCAGTCTGACGGTCTCGCCCAGTCAAGTGCACGGCTGACGATGGGCACGATGCAGCCAGGGTCATCCGCTCCGCCTGATCTCGGGCAGTCGATCGGCCAGGCGGTCGGCAATGCGCCGCTGCCGTTCCTGGGTGGTCAGAGCATCTCAGACATCAGCGGGCTGCTCGGCCAGAACAGCCAGCAGTTGCAGCAGGGCCGCGACCTGGTCGGCGGCATCCTTTCGCCGGACTCGTCCACGTCAGGCGTCTTGCAGACGAAAGCCAACAGCATCCTTCAGGCGGTCCAGGACGTCGGCTCGAGCGCGTCGAAGGCCGGGCAGGATTTGCTCAACCAGGGGCAGAACGTGCTGGGGAACGCGCAGAGCGACATCTCGCAGGCGCCGACCACCATTCAGGGCATCCTGCAGCAGAATGCCCTGACGAGCCAGGGCATCCCGAATATCGGCGGCCAGGCGCTCGAGGGTGCGGGCAATCTGCTCGCTCCCCTGGGGCGGTTCGGGGGCGGCGCGCTGTCGGTTCTCGAGCAGCAGCGCCAGCAAGCTCTCCAGACGCCCGACCAGTTCACCCAGGCCGCCAACGTCCTCGACTCAGCGCGGCGGGGGGACATTCTGGGGACGCTGGGCGGCGGGGTCGGCCTGGGCCTGCAAGCCATCCAGCCGTTCATCGGTGGCTCCCAGGCCGACGTCAGCCCCGCTGTCTCGGCGGGGCTCGAGGCCGCGGGTGTGCCGCAGCCGTACTCGCAGATCCTGGGTCAGGCGGGGAATGTGCTCGCCGGGCCGGCCGTGGAGGCCGGCGCGCCGCGTCTGCTCGGTGCAGCCGAACGCTACCTGCCAGAGTTGGGTGGTGAGGTGCTGGGGCGGGGATTGGGCGCGCTGGACAGGCTCAGCCCACCGTCTGTGGCGTACGCGTCCACTCAGGGTGCCCCGCTCGAGGAGCAGGCGACGCGGATGTTCCACGGCACGGGCTCAGACTTCCCCAGGGTCGATCCGTCGGCGGTGAGCGGCGAGGACAATTTGTTCGGGCCGGGCTACTACCTGACGAGCGATCCGCGCGTTGCTGGTGGTGTCGTGGCGAGCGGTGGCGAGCAGGTGGGGCCGTCGTGGCTCAAGAGTTCAGTCAAACGAGCGCCGGGGTCCGTGATCAGCCGGGGCTATGCCCAGGAGACCGCACCACCGCCGGACAGTCTGAACATTCTTACCGACCAGGTGGACGGCATTCGTCAGGCGCTCCAGAACCCGGACCTATCTGAGAGTGGACGTACAGCGCTCGAGGATCTGCTCACGAAGGCTCAGACGCAGATCCAGCAGTTCGCTGGACCGAATGTTCGCGCCATCGACGTGCCGCAGAACCTGAACCTGTTTGACATGGAACGCCCGGTGCCCGCGGACCAGGCTGAGGCGATCGCCAAACGGCTCTGGGGGCCGGATGCACTTGCAGATCCGGAGACGCGAGCCGAGGTCCAGAGCTGGTCGACGCCCGCTGTCGATGGTGCGTCGGTGTATGACACGATCCGCGGCGAGGTCGGCGACGGGAGCAAGACTGCTGCCAACCAGGTGCTCGCCGACGCCGGCTTCGATGGCATTCAGCACTCGGGCGGCAAGCGCATCCCGATGACCGACGCATCCGGCGTTCCCATCGAGCACGACGTCAATGTCATTTTCCCGGATTCGCTCGACAAGGTCCGCAACGCGATCAGTGGCACGCAGGGCGGCATGGCATCGGCCGAGTTCGCGGCGCACCTGGGTGGTGCCGCGGCCGGCGGCCTGGCGGGCTACGAGACCACGCCCGACGATGCGTCGCCCCAGGAACGTGCGCTGCGCACCGCGCTCGGCGCTGGGGCTGGCTTCGCCGGAGTTGCGGGTGCCGGACAGGCGATGCGGCTTGCTCGAGCGGCGCCATCGGCCCCTGGTGGTATCAGCGCGGCCGACTGGCTTCAGGGTGCGTACAAGGGTGGCGTCATTGGCGGGCTCAACACGATGGCTGACGTGGCCTCGAATGCCACGCTCAGCCCCATCCTGAGCGCCGGCGCGGGGTACGTGCGGGATCTCGTGTCACTCTCACCGGGGCGCATGGCTGGCCGCACGCTGGGGGCCATGTCCGGCATCGCCGACTGGGGCGATCACTTCCTGGCCGGCCTGAGCGATTCGCTGTCACGCCCCACGTCGCTGTCGGCGCGGGCTGGCGGCGCGCCAAGAGTCATAGCGAATCTCATCGAGGGGATGGGTGCGTTGCATGGCGCGTTCCAGAACGCGACCTCGGAATTGATCCAACGGATGGAGATGGGCGCCGCGGCGGGTGATGCTGCTGGCAACACCATTTTCAGTCCGGGCTGGAAGGGCAATTTCAGCACCGAGCTCGGGCGGCTACCGGCGGACGTCGTTGCCCGCGCGCAGGCGGTGGGCGATCGGACCGCGGCCCGTGGCGATCTCGGCACACTGGCCAGTGCGTTCGGCAACTTCGTGAATCGTGCCGGCCCGATCGGCGACGCGTTGTTTCCCGTGTATCGCATGGGCATGGCGCTCGGCAGCCGCATGGTCGAGGCGTCACCGCTGGGCCTGGTCGGCACGGGCTTCGACGTCGCGCGAGGCCTGGCTGGAAAAGGCCCGTACGCCGCGGGCCTGGGCAGCACGCCGACGGGCACGGCTGTCGGACCGCTCACCGAGCGGCTGACCAACAACATCATCGGCACCGTTGCCAGCATGTGGCTGGCCAACAAAGCCCTGGCCGGCCAGGTCACCGGCGATGGACCGACCGACCCCGGCCAGCACCAGGCGTGGCTGGCGAATGGCAATCAGCCGAATAGCTTCATCGGACCCGACGGGGCCTACCACAGTTGGCAGAAACTGCCGCCGCAGTTGCGCGGTCCGTTGATGACCGCAGGGGCCTACGCGGATGCGTACCAGGCCTACGCCAAGGCCCTGGCGACCAAACAGACGGCCGGGCCACAGGCGTATGGCATTGAAGAGCCGCTCACCGCGGCGGCCTGGCAACTGGTGTCTGAGATTGGGCGTCAGGTGGCCTCAGCGACGCCGATGCGGACCCTCGCAGACCTGTACGACGCGGTCGGCTCGAGTTCGAACGCGTCCGGTGCTGGCATGAGCGCCGCGGGGGATGTTGCTTCGAAAGTCCTGGGCGGCATGGTCCCAGCCTCGGGCACGGTGCGTTCGGTGGCCGAGATGACTGACCCGACGCAACGCCAGACGCTGACGCCGCGCACGCTGCAGGAGTTGCCGCAGAGTGTCCTCGAGCACGTCGCCCAGAATATTCCTGGACTGCGGGAGGGCTTGCCCGCGCGCCAGGACGTGCTCGGGCGACCTATCAGCAACCCGTTGCAAGGCCTGGGGGAGCTGTTGCCGGTTCGGACTGCCGCGGGGCAGCAGACGCCGCTGCTCGAGGCGATGCAGCGTCTGGGGGTGGCGCCGTCCGGGCCGCCAGCCACGATTCCATACGGCCCAGCCAACGAGCTGCGGCTGAAGCCCCAGGAGCAGCGCGCCTTCGAGCAGTATCGCGGCCAGATCCTGGAACGGTCAGCCGCGCCGCTGGTGGCGTCGCCGCAGTTTCAACAGATGCAGCCCTACGCGCAACGCGCGGCGCTTGAGCGTATCGACTCGGCCGCGGCGTCGGCCGCTGGTCGGATGGTGCTGGGCGACATCGTGCGCACGCCTGGCGCGGCCCAGAGCCGTATGCAGTCGACGGGCGTTCTCGCGCCAGTGGTGGGCTATGGCCCGGACATTCTCGGCAATCAATACACCGACCCAGGTGCGTCAGCACGTCTGGCCCAGCACCAGGCGCTCATCCAGTCGCTGCTGGGGAGCTAGGGGTTGACCCAGAGCGGGCAAGTCATGGCGACCTGACCGCCCTCAGGCGTCGTAACCACCGAGCAGCCGCTGTACAGCAGGTGCAGGTAGGTGTCGCCGCCCATGCCCTGAATCCGGTAGGTGCTGTGCAGATTGAGCGCCAGAAGGGTCGCGCAGACCATTGCTGAAGCGATCAGGATCGCGAGGACCAGGGGCCAGGATTTAGACTGAGTCTGCATCCGGAAGAACCTCCTTCGGTGCCGTGCTCCCGGCAGTTCGCGCTGTGCGGGAGCCTTTTTGATGTGCTGCGCACTATAGCGCCGGAGGGTTGAGTCGGTCGGACTTGCGCGGTGTTATCGTAGGCGTGTCTGAGAAATGCCAGACGCTGAGCCAGGCGCACCTGCCCCGACGAGTCCGGACGGCGAGTCCCAGGTCACCATCGCTCTCGGTCCCGATCAATCGATCTATCCCGAGAGCCTGAGACCCCCTGAGACCACGCCCGCACCACCCGCCGACGACGCACCGGAACCTGACGAAGCGACCGTCTCCGAACCGCCGCCCGAAAGCGCTGGAACCGTCCTCCCCCCCGAACAGGGTGAGACGCGGGGGACCCGCCGACGAGCTGCCGACGAGGCGTACCAGCGCGGGCTGGCAGAAGGTCAAGCCAAGCACGAACGGGAGCAGGCCGAACGCACACGCGCGCAGCAATACGAGCAAACCCAGCGCGAAGCCACGCAACGCGTGGACAGTCTCTTCCAGGACCTGGGGTCCAGTGACTGGGCCACCGTCGATCGGGCCCGTCGCGAGCTCGCACAGATGTACGGCGGTAACCGTGAGGCGCAACAGCTTCAGCAGGCCACGCGGCAGCAGATCCTGACCGAAATGGCCCAGGATTTCTCAAAGCTGCGCGACCTCGAGGGCATCACCGATGCCGACTATCAAGCCCTGCACTCGGCGCCGTCCGCGGCAGACCTGGCCAGGCGGGCCATCGACCTCGGCAAAAAGTCTCAGGGCGATCAAATCGCACGCCTCGAGGCTGAGTTGCAGGGTCTGCGCGGCCGACTGGTCGGCTCACGTGCGACACCCGAACGCGCCAATGGCAGCAGCCACTCAGATGGCAACGTTTCGATCGAGGAATACGCGACTCTGTCGCCGAAAGACGCCCGCAAGCTGAGCCCAGCGCAGATCGATGCGATGACCGCCCAGATGCGCGCCGACGCCGAGCGCAGTCGCAGCTAATCAGGGCTGACTTCAAACAGCCCTCCACCGGAGGGTTCATACCACCTTGGCCGACGTCACGATTACGACGGCCGCGCTCTACATCGACCAGGTCTGGTCGCCTGAACTCAATCGGGCTATCCAGTACGACGTCGTGGTCGCGGCATTATTCGACGACAAAAGCGCGCTGGTCGACCAGCACGCCAACACCATCAACTTGCCGAGCAGGCACAACCTGACCGCCAACGCCAAGGCGGCGGGCACGGCACTCACGCCACAGGCCATCACCGAGACCCAGCAACAGTTCGTGTTGCCGATGACCAATGGGCACAGGGCCATCGCGCAAGAGATCGAGGACATCGCCGAGATCCAGAGCCGGTACGACATCCGCTCCGAGACGACGATCGCCGGAGCGTATGCGCTCGCGCGTCAGATGGACGTGGATGCCGCGAGCCTGTTCGCCGCCGCGACCAACTCGAGCGGGACCTCGAGCGCGGAGCTGACCGACGACAACCTGATTCTTGCCCGCACCCTGCTGCGCAACAACGCCGCGCCCAGGCCCTGGTACATCGTGGTTCCGCCCGCGACCTACTCCGGTTTTCTCAAGCTCGAGAAATTCACCAACATGCTCTACATCGGTGAAAGCACCGAAGGCACGGCGGTGGAAGAGGCCAAGGTGGGCCGCATGTATGGCGCCGACGTGTATGAGTCGCAGTTGCTGGCCGGCTCAGCACCAGCCGCGACCGGTGCGTTCTGGTCGAAGACGCACTACTTCAAAGCTATCCAGCGTCAGCCCACCACCCACACCTGGTACAGCCCGCTCGACCTGGCCTGGATCGTCAGCATGGACTGCATCTACGGCATGTTCGAACGGTTGGAGGCCGACGAGGCCGCGGCAGCCACCACCAACTCGAGCAACTGGGCTGTCAAACTTTTATGCACGAAATGACCTGCACTAACTGAGTAATTTACGTGCAAGTTCCTCGCCAGTTAGCCCGTGGTAAACCACGATCAGAAGTGGCCTCGGTTGCATAGCGAATTGGGCGTCGACATTGTTGAGTGCCTTGGCGGTTCCCCCGTACATGAAGTACAGACCGGGGAAATGAACCGACGTGGTGCGCCACATGTACGACAGGTAGGGCAGCGCTCGCTTGATCTCGATGAATCCATCGCCGGGGATGTAGAAATCCGGTCGCACTCGGTCCATGGAGACTGCCGTGGGGTTGGCCTCTTGGAACCGCGCCTGCAACTCAGTCTCCGGAATGCCCTTCAACCCTTCGTAACGTGCCCTGGATCGAGCATTCTGGTCGTCGCGCCATTCGGGATCGGTT